AACTGCAAGACCATCGCAAGCCGAAGCAAACGAAAGACTAATGCGTTTAGGTATTCGCGTGATTGGTGATGACTTACTAATACTAAATACATCTGTTTATGTAAAAAAAGTTTTAAGCGGCACACCTTGGCAAATATCATGGAATACTATTCTTTTAAGGCTTAAAGGCGCATCACGCCGAAGTAATACGCGTTTTGCAGCTGGTATGTCGGGGCGCTGCGTTTCAATAAATTTAAAAAATTTATAAAAATTTTTATAAAAATAGTTTGAAATATAAAAAAGGGTTGTATCTTCGTGTCAGGATTTGATTAAATGACAACAAAAAAACTTTAAAATTATGCCTCAGTTTAATATTCACACACCAAAAACGCCAAGCGATATGAAAGCAGTAAGATTAAATACAACTACTTTGCCAGTTGGCATTATCGGTAATAATCGTTTTTTTTCTTATGGTTTTGACGGTAATACATACTATGTTACTGAGGGTATTTTACAATATTTTGTTACAAAAATGCATCTTTGTTTTGATGAAGCTAAACAGCTTTACAACGCATTGACTTTTATTGATGCATCCGAGCCTAATGCAAAAATTATTAACCAAGCTATTAAGCAAGGTAGAAAAAAGAATTTATCAGAAGATAAGTTGTTTTGGCACTTAGTTGATAGCTTATAAAATATTATTTTTTAACAACAAAAAACTTCACACAATGAAAACTATCAATGATTTAAAAGCAGCGCTATTAGCTGAGTATTGGGTTATAGAAGAATCTAAAAACTTACAAGAAACTCACATTGAAGTGAGTGCAGATTCTGGAATGATTTACGGCAGCATGATTTGCTGCAACGGATTAGGCAGTACATTTGAATGCGGTGTTTATACAGATATGGATAAAAAAGGTTTTGAACATTTGTTTGAACCCGGTAAAACATTTTTAATTGAACTTTAAAAAACTTCACACAATGAAAAGAATTATCACATTTACCAGCAAATTCAACATAGGCGATATAGTTACCTATGATGACAGAATGACAAAGCCTTACACATCTAAAATTATTGATATTAAGTTTACTGATTCTTATCAGTACATGTACAAAGTTGAAGATAATAAAGGCATTTGGATAACCGATAGATATTTAACAAATGACACCAAAGGATAAAGCAGCGGAACTAATAGAGCGTTATAGCTTTGGGCGCTGGCAACAAATGACCGATGTCGAAAAGCTACACACTATAAACATCTGTTTAATGGTTGCTGATGAATTAGGCGATTGCGTTGTATCAGATTTATTAGTACACGATTTGACCGATGAAAAAACAACCGAAGTAGTGCAGTATTATTTTGACGTATTAAATGAAATTATTAACTTTAAAAACTTCTAAAAATGAAAACGACAATTGAAAAGTATTATGATGCATTATTATACCTTCAAAAAATAGGTAAAATTGAAAACAGTACAAAATTTGCAAAAGATAAAAAAATAAGTGTAAGATTTATTTTAACTTGTGTAGAATTAGGTTTAGTAGAAAAAATAAATAGATATTATTATTGTAAGTTTAAAGAACCGAAAATTGAAATGGCTCAAGATATTATAAAAGTTATTAACGAAAAAAATATTATTTATAATACTAAAACACCTAAACAACCACAAATAGAACTTCCAACAATTGAACAAATGATTAAAGCCTTAAAATCTGAAGGCTATAAAATTTTAAAACCATTTACAGATTATCAAGAACTTTAAAAAACAACAACACATGAAAACGACAACAGATTATTTAATGCCAAACGACAAAACATTAGTTATTACAGGTGAATACAATGAATATTGCCGCGGATCTCGCGATAAATACGGCGTACCTTTAGAACCCGATGAAGATGCTTTTTTTGAGATTCTTAGCACTACAATAGATGATACTGAATACACAACTGATGAACTTGCAATAATGCTCAATATGACTTATGACGAAGTTGAAGAACTTTTGCAAGAATGTTTAAGCAGTCAAAACGAATCAGATTACGATGCTTATATTGACAACCAAATTCATAACCAACTTGATGACCTTCTATATGAAAGATATAATTATTAGCGCTTGCGCTGGCTTATTAGTTGGTTTAACAATGGCCTTAACACTTGAAAAACTTTATCTTATGTTAGTATTTGCATTTATAGGCGGCTTATGTCTTGGTATCGGTTTAATTTTGTTAATTGATAAAAAGAAATGATATGACAGATTTGCATATCACATTAGAAGATTATGACAGCACCTGCGGGGATGGGTGCTGCCATGATTTTGGCACAATAACAACTGTTAACGGCGTTGAACTTGAATGCCATAATACAGATACTGAAACGATTGTTAGGCAGATACTTGAGCATTTAGGGTATAATGTAACTATTGAATATAAATGATACTTGGTTTGGTAGTTCCAGAAGGGCAGGCCGCTAAACAAAAACTCCTGACAGCTGGAAAGACAGCATTTTTTTTTAACTTTAATACAAATACAAAATGAAAAACCTACTAGCATTTGTATTATTTATTGCAGTGATTTATTCAATTGCAAAATCTTGTGAACCATCAAACCCTTATGAACAAGGAATGCATTGGGATTATAGTATAGAATGCGAAAATGGCTTTGTTTATAAGGTTAAAAATAGAGCTGCTATGCAAATATTTAATACCGATGGAACACCATTAAGATGTGGACATAAAATTTACTAACTTTAAGACAAACACACCATGACAGAACTAACTATCGACATGGCAAACAAAATGCCTTTCATAGATTGGGTAAAACATTTTAGGTCTGAATGGACAGACGAGCAATGTGATTTCTATCTTTGGGAATATACTTGTTTTCCATTTGCATTCAAAGACGTAATCAAACAGCTAAACGAGCAACTTTTAAAATGAAATATTTAATTCTATTCGTAGCTGCTGTCATCATCGAGATAGCAAGCACGTTTTATATTTCAGCTGTTTCAGATAGGCAGCTTTTGCCGATGGTTTTTTGGGCGTTTATAGGACCGTTTTTAGGGTTGCCCTTCCTTGCCTATCAAATCGAAGCTAAAAACAACCTTGACCGCTTAAAACTTGCGCTATGCTATGGTGTAGGCTATGCAACAGGCGCAGCATTAGTAAACATTTTAACTTAAACACACATGAAAACAGCAATTTTAATTTTGGCAGTAGTGCTATTCACTTCTGCTACATTCCCGGCACTAAAAAAGCAGCCAAAGCAAAATCACATTGAACGTTATATAAACCGTTTTTTAAAGACTGCAAAGCAAGAAGCTAAACTGTATAACATACCTGTAAGTATAACATTAGCACAGGGCATCATAGAATCTAATGCAGGGCGTTCAAGTTTAGCCGTTAAGCATAATAATCACTTTGGCGTAAAGTATCGCGGTAGGGGCAAATATGCTATTTATAAAGATGATACACCTAAAGATAAATTTCAAGTTTACAAATCTGCATGGTGGTCATATCGTGATCATTCGAAGCTGCTAACATCTAAACATTACAGGCATTTAACAAAACTTAGCAGATTAAATTATAAAGCATGGGCGCACGGTCTAAAAAAATGTGGATATGCAACCGAAAAAAAATATGCTGAAATACTTATTAGTGTCATTGAAAAATATGACCTTTGGATTTATGATGTACCGATTTTTTCACGATAAGACAGAAGGCGATGAATGGCTAATAATTCAGCATTTACCGATGGGTAATTATAAAGCTATCTGCACACGTGAAAATCAATATTATAAATTAGGCGATGTAAAAACATTTTTCTTTGATGACTTTAATATTTGGTCAAAGGGAAAATTAAAAGCTAATAATCATTCTTTAACAAATAAAAAAAAATACGATGGTAAACCGCGTTACGCTAATCGGTAGGATTGGCAAAGAACCTGAGCAAAAAACATTTGGCGAAAAAACGCTAACAAAGTTCAGCTTTGCAACATCTGAAAGTAGCAAAGATAAAAACGGCGAATGGCAAGAAAAAACACAATGGCACAATGTCAGCTATTGGAATAATATTAAACTTGAAAAGGGTGATATGCTTTTCATTGAAGGCAAAATAGAATACCGGGAACATGAAGGCAAATACTATACTGATATTATTGCTTCGTATTGCAGAAAAATGAACACAGGGCCTAAAGCGCAAACAGTAGAAGTTGAAGTTATAACACAAACAGAATTTGATACAGATTTGCCATTTTAAGTTGCAAAAATAAAATATTTATCTTATTTTTTCTTTGTTGTACTCATTGGTCTTTAGTTTGGGCCGCCTGTTTTGAAGTTCAGGCGGTTTTTTTTTAAAAATAAGATATGTATTTAACGTTTGAGCAAGCGATGCAGCTAATAAAACCTAACGGCGCTAAGAATCCTAACTATGCTGGTACCAGAATAAGACAGCTTATAAATTTTGGTTATTTAACCGAAGCAAAACCCGATGAAATATTTGTAAAGCATTTTGAAGATTTTGTTTCTTTAGGCAATATAAAAACAGAATGCTTAGTAACTGCTGAATCAGTTTATAAATACATTCAGAATCGAAATGCAGCTAAAGAACAGTTAGGCAAAATACCAAAACAAAACAGGCATGTAAAAGCTATGCTAACAAATGATACAATTATTAACTTTATGTCGGTAGATGCAGCATGTTTATATTTTGGCATATCGCGGGTTAGAATTATGAATAGCATTGAAAAGAAAAAATATATTAGAGTTCCTAAAATTGACGAATTAGTAAAATTTATATAACATGTTTAACGAATTAGCAAAAGAAATACATGAAGGTAACGCCGCGCGCGGATTTTGGGAAGGTGATCGCAAATTAACCGAAGTTGTAATGCTTACTGTTTGCGAATTAGCCGAAGCAATTGAAGCTGACCGCGCTGAAAAATGGGCAACCGAACAAGATATTTTACAATACAAAAATATCAGCACGCCCGAACGTTTTAAAGAAAATATCAAAGACACGGTACAAGATGAAATAGCCGATGCGATAATAAGACTATTAGATTTTAGCTATAAGTTCAATATTGACTTAGATTTTCACATTAAAGCTAAATTAGATTATAACGCTTCAAGGCCTTACAAACATGGTAAAACATACTGAAAACCTATGACACGTACAGAACAGCTAAGATTAAAAAAGATACTTGAATACAAAAAAGGCTATTTAGATGCTATGTTATGGATTCAAAATGAAGAACCTTACGATGACGAACTTGAACTAAGGATTGACATATATTTACATAAAATTGAAGAACTTCAAAACAAACTAAAAGGACATGACGAATGACGAAAAAAAAGCGGCACTAATTGATAAGATTGGTGAGCAAAAAGTTAACGAACTAACTCAAAACATTTGGCTGCTATTAGGCGCACTAAGTACGGCAAAATATGCCATTGCACAGTTTGAACCTAAAAAACTAAAATTCGAAATGAAAAAACGTTTTATGGATTTGCATACATCTATAAATCTATTTGTAAATAATTTTGAAAAGGCAGCCACGCCAACCGAACGCGAACTACTAAATGAAAGCACTTACGATAATGTAGCTGTTATAGCTGAAGTTGTTGCGATGGCTTCTACATTGCCAGAATCACAATCAGAATGGTATTTAAACGAATGTAAAAAATTATTATTTTCAGCTTATAACAAATCACAAAATGAACTGTGTAGCGAAGGCGGTGAATAAATTGTTTCCTCATCAGGATTTAACAGAATTTTACGACCGTAAATTAGGCGTTGGTATGGGTGATATCCAGCGCATGATACCAACGTATTTATCTGTATGGGCTGTTTATTGCAACCATCACAAATGCGTTAATTTTGACCTAATAAGGCAGCTACCAAAAACCGAACATTTTATACCATTATTTTTGTTTAGTTCTGTTATGTCGGACCGCTTTAAGCTACATTGTGAGTTTGCGCTATGGGACCGTAACACGGTTATAGTTAATGATATTGAATTTGATGCTGATGAATACTTTCAGCGTAACAAAATACTTCAGGTTGCAGCGCTAATTAAATTTGAAACACACGAAATACTGATAGCAAAAAAATGAAAAATTTACCGACATTTGAAGAAACATTCGAACGGCAATTATTTGAAGCGGGCGAAAACAAAAAGTTTTACAATGATACTGGTTACATAATAGTAAATGAATTATGGCTTAGAAACTTTTTTAAGTTAGCGCAAACAGAAAAACCGCTGCCCAAAAAAGACAGCGGCCACACATGAAAACAGCAAAAGAGCAAACATTATTTAGGCTCGGTATCTTTACCGGGCTTTTTTAATATATCTTTAGGATTTGGAATAAAACCTTTAAAATAACCGATAATATTAACACCTGTTGTTTGTGATACGTTTTCAAAAATTGATTTTAATTCAATGCCACAAACGAACAAAGCAACGTAATAACTAAGTGTAATTTCAAGATCAAGCATCCAAGTAAAAACTTGACTACTTATTATTGCTAAACAATAATCATTCATTTTTGAAATTGTACGTCTAAAACCGCGCGATTGTATTTTTTCTTTTAATGCTTTAGCTTTACGAACGCCTGTTAAAAAGTCAACTAATAGTAAAAAACTGAGGCAAATAATAAGCGGCTTCAAGATAAAAAGTTGCTGTTTAATTTCGGGCAAAATCTTAATAAAATAGTTTAGCGAATCAGATGCTAATCTAAGCGAATCGGCGGTAATAGTCAGGGAATCCATTATGAGATTTTAATATAACGTGAAACAATAACAGCGGTAGGCGTACCTATAAAGATAAACCACCACGGCAGGGGAACAAATATAACAAAGAATGTAAATGTAAATAGTGAAACCCATGTACCAAAACAGATAGGGCAGGCGCCAAGCATAGACCACGGGTTATTTTTCATATTGTTTTCGACATCATTATAAAGTGATTCTACTTGTTGTAGGTATTCTTTATAAATAGTATCAGCTTCATTAGCTGTTTTGTTTTGCAGTTCTTCGTTTAGTTCCTTATCGCGTTTTTGCTTCCACGCGTTATATTTTGCCCATACGCGGTTTTTTTCTTTTGCTTCAAAGTCTAAGTATAGTTTAGAAATAAACTTGCCGTAAGATGAAAATATACGCCCAGAATAATATTCTCCCTGAATAGGTGAACCAATGCAATAATGCAAAAACTTAATTGCAAAGGCTGCAAATATTGATAGTGTTATTAGTGATAGCATTATAAAGGCGGGAATGGTGGCGATGGTTTAGGTTTATAATCAATCAAAGGTAGTGTTTTTACCCATTGGAATTTAGGATTAACACAAAATTCCATTTCTTCTGTGCTGATAATCCATTGGTCGAAGTCATCCTGAATTGGGTTGAAATAGCTGTCTTCATCGTAAAGTTGACCGACAAGCTCATTTTTTTGCGATTCTGTTAATAGTCCTACGTATGTCATACTTGTCTTGCTAAAGTTGTGTTAAATGCCTGCACGGCTGTGTAAAAATTTGCTGCATCTGTATCTGTCAATCCGTCACCGATTGATGCAAAAGCGCATTGTTTTGTAGAAAAAAATGAAGCAATGCTTGATGGATTATTTGCTGCACCAATATAAATATTATTAAAAGGTCGAAAAGTTGCAGCAGTTGATGCATTAAATATTTTAACATTATTTCTAAAGCCATTTGTTACATTTGATGCAGTTCTATTGCCTATATAAAAAGCTGCTGAATTTGTATCTGCAACGCCTGCGATGCTACTTGTATTTGTTAAAAAATAACTAATATTTGCTGTTCGTGCTTCTATTATTGTGTATGCACCAGTACTATCAAAGCAACCAATCTCAACTTCAGTTAAATTTACATTTGTTCTACTATAATAACTTAAATGCGTAGAATTTAAAGATAAATTTGCAGATGGACTTAAAAAAGTATTTGCAAAAGCATTTGTACCATTAGGAAGCGCACCATTAGAGCTATGAGTCCAACCACCATTAAACACAAGCCTAAAAGCCGCATTAGTATCAGCAGGATTTTTTAGGTTAAACTTGTGCGTTGTAGCTGTGCCTCCAACAAAAGGATAAATGGCTTTAAATTTTTGCCAAATATTGTTAGCCTTTAGTGATAGTACTAAGGTATTGATAGCAGTTTTTTGCGTGTTATCTGTAATGCCTGCTGCCGTAATAAACGCCTGCGCATCGGGGTCATAAGCAACCCCAAAAGAATAAGGATTTATAATCATCTTGTTCCGATTAAAGTAATTTTAAGACCAGTTGCAGTACCGTTCCCGATTTGGTCAATGTCAATAGTTATTTCGCTGTCGTCTGTTAGTGCAGATGTCGTAATAGTTGCAGCTGTTGCAGCCGTTGTGCTTGTTTTTTCTGTATTGTCAATTGTCAATTTAGTGCCCAAAACAGATGTGCCGCCTTGATTTATGTCAACGGTGAATATAGAACCGCTTGCTTGTGCCGTTGTAAGCGAAGCACGTACCGAAGTTAGTGTCATTGCGTGTGGCATTCTGAATGTTACCTTTGCCGTTCCAGTTGTTAAAGCTGTAGTTTCATCGCTCGCAGCAAGTTGTATCTCGACAGCTTGTCTTGTATCGTTTTGTACATGCAATAAAATATGTCCATCGGTTGCGCTTTTTTTAGCGACATAACCAACAACAACTATATAATTAGGTGATGCAGGTTTAACATTTGTAAATGCTCCCGGTGTTGCTGTACTTAGATACAAAATATCACCTTCAGTAAATGCGTTTGTGTTAACTCCGTGAATTATACCATTTATAGCTACAAAGCCGTTGCTACTATCTGCGATGTCTTCAGCGACAATTCCAAAGGCTGTTTCGCTATTTGCAACGGTGTCTGCTTGTGCTAAGTTTATACCAACAAATCCACCTGCAACACCAACAACCTTCACTACGCTGCCTTTAGTTATTGTAGAACCGCTTGTGTTACGTGCCTTAACTACTAATTGTTGACCAACCTTATTTTTTAAACCGCCTTGTAAACCTAAATCTAAAGTACCATCTGTGTTGTTCCACGCCAATTCACCAACTGCAACAGAATGTGCTGCTGCTGTGTCAAAGTCTAAGTAATCCAAGTCTATAATTCCAGCATTTGCCGAATTACCAAAACCTAAAACACTTGCTAAGTCTTGTGAACCACCGCCACCGCTAACTACAAAAAAAAAATCAGTACTTAACAATTGGGCTAAGTCGGCACAATCACCTGTAAAAGGTATTGCAGCGGCTGGTACTACTTCAGTATTTTGAACCGTTGCCGGGTCAATGTATTCAACGCTGCCGTTGTCTTGAACTACTTTAACGCTGCCGTTAACGTTACATTCAATTTCTACGATATCAGGGCTAAGGCTGTTTATAAAATCGCCCGATGTCGAATCATAAATAGCTACATTACCATTTGCGAGTTTTACTATGTCTATCATTTTTTATAAGTTTATTTCATTATTATATAATCCTACTTTAGTACTAAATTCAATGCAATCATATTCGATGCCGTCAACTTCAATTTTAACTACCTCACCGTTAGGGTCAATTATCTGGCCAGTATATGTGTAATTTTCGTTTAGGTTTGGCATTGTAAAAATAACTGTTTCACCATCTAAAACATCAATACTGTAATAAACAGAAATACTTCCAAAACTAAGCTGCAAAACCCATACACCTTCAGTTAGCGCATCTGCAACAATACCTGTATTAAATACAGCATCACAACTGTTAAGACAGCCCAAAATTAACGTATTTTCACAACAATTACAACAAGCCATATATATAAATTTAAATATTTTCTAAAAAAGGGGGTATTGATTCCAACCCCCTACTAATTGCCCCAAGGTAGCGAAATTTGGCGGCATAGTGATTCTAACATATCGTGAATGGTTTGCACTTTTCATTTAGTGCTAAATCATATCTTAATTCAAAATCAATACTAACTATTTGCATTAAACTTTGCAATGTCTTTGCATCTTTACCTGTTTCTGAAGCGTAAACAGTCCATGGTAGTATTTCATTTGATACAGGAAACAAACGCGGGTTAACTATTGCGTATTGCCATTGTACGCCCTTAAAATTCGCACCATACAGCGCAAACTTAACCGAATCTAATAACATACGCGGATCAGCGCATAAGTTCCAAAAAACTAATTTAAATGGAACACGCACATCCAATTCGATACCACAACTTCCGCGCTTTGTATTTGCTGCTTTTCTTGTTTCCGAAACAATACCATTAGTACGGATATAATAGCCCGCTCCCGAGGTGTCTGTGATGCCAACATAGTTTCGTGTTCCGTTTTGCGTAACATTTAAAGTAACAACCTGCCCAGCAGTATCTTTAACAGCTATGCCATTACCGTTAACGTTTACATTTACGGCTGACATTGCAGTATCAATTTGCTTAATTAGTTCGGTTATTATGTTTTGTGTTACGTACATTATAATAAATCTATTTCTTCTAAAATTGCTAATAGTTCATTTCGTGCGGCCGTTTCGCCCATTTCGCGTTCATCTATTGATACCGTTGAAATGTCTTTTGCAAACCTATCTTCATTAAAAACCATTATATTTGCCATTTCATCATTAGTATAAGTAATTGCGCTAACACTACCGCTTTCAGTTACTTTAATGCTTTGAAATAATGAACCGCTAAAATTTAAATCAACTGTATTTGATTGCCTACCTGTTAAATCTCTTAGTTCTTTATAACCTTGTGTTAAATACTTTGTTTTATGCGGATTGCCATTTTTAAAAACACTTTGACCGTTTTTACCTTGTGGTTTTATGCCGCCCGCTGAAACAGTTGTAAGGCTTAACGGATTTATATAAAACGGATTAACACTATATTGCCCTATTGAACCGCCTGATGTATCTAAGCCTAAAAAAAATATCCTTTGCTTATATTCTGCAATGACTTGAATAGCGGCAGCCTGTGATATTCTACGCGCTGTATTATCGTCATTTACAACCTGTGCAAGTATTTCTAAGCGTTCAGATATATTCATTAGCCGGGAAACATTGGGTACATTCTTAAACGTGGTTCACATCTATAACAAAAGCGGTCAGTTTCTAACAGCTGAATAATATTATCAATTTCATTATCTAATGCTTCAATGCTGGCATTTTCCCACTCAGCTATTTTAACATTTGCCCACTCGTTACCGTGCGTTTTAATAAGGTTTAATCTGTTGTTAGGCGATACCCATTCTTTAAGAATTTGCACACCTGTTTGATACAGAATTGTCATGCCTAATCGGTCTAAAAACTGGCAAATAATATCAGTATCAACACAATCAACACGTACACACGCGCCAAGATAACCTGAAGGCGAAGCACTAACACCGTTCCAACCTTCAACATTTAGCACCATATCGCCGCAAGGCTTACAATTAGATGCAGCATTACAAGTATACAGATAAGGCGCAACATTTGTAGTATCAATGGTTATTAAAATTACATCTTCATTAAAAAACTTTTTAACAAAAATGTGCATTTCTGTATCTGCAAAAACAGTAACAGCCTGACTAAATAATATATTGCCTGCATAATCAGTTACATAAATTGTTGAGCTTGCATTAACCGTACTTTTAAAACGTACAGAATCTACAAAAATACGGCTTTGTGGGCTACTAATCCATTTTTTAGATACTTTAATGCCGCGGTTAGCAACAACGGGAATATCTGAAACATTACTAACCTGACAAACAGAATATAAACTGCCAATGCTATTTAGCTTTATACCACGCGCATTTAAAACGGCCTTTAAGCGCTTTTCTACAATATCAGCAGCAAAATACATCTTTTCGCGTACTGTTTCTGTAGCTGAAACCAATGCTTCACTACTAACCGCTGCAACATTATTTATAGTTAACCCTTCAAGATTTTCTAAATAATAACCGCTTGTCGGAACTGTACCTTCAGGATAGCAGCCGTTCAATGATATAATATAATTATCTAAGCAATTAGGTGTATTAAGATTCAGCATCTAATTCAGTTTGTTTTTTGCGACCGCGTTTTTTTGGCTTTTCAGTTTCGGCTATTTTTTCGGTTTCAACGGCTTCAATGGTTTCGGCTTCGATGGTTTCGGGTTGTTGTACATTTTCTTCTATTTTAATTACAGATAATAAACCTTCTGAATAATAAATATCTTTAGGAAAATCATTTTGCTTTACAGCCTTTTCAACAGCCTTGTTAATCTTTATGCTGCCTATTGTTTTCTTTTGTGTTGAATAGTCGAATAAATAAACAACATCTTCGTTATCTGTACGCTGTACATTTACCGCGCTATAATATTTACGAATTATAGTTAATGCTTGTGCTATTTTTTTTGAATAGTTTACCATGTGTTTTTATTTTAAAAAGGGGCGGTTTCCCGCCCCCGAATCATTAAAACTAAATTGTACCGTTAAAAGTATCGTTACATGCAGCGCTATCAGTAATAGTAAGCTGTGCAGCACCTGTATTAGTACTTGTAGTGTAGAAATTGCTATAAGTTCCATATACATTTGATTCGCCTAAAATTTGTGCATTAGGCGCACCATCAAATGAGTTAGAATCTAAAACCCAGTCAAGGTTAGTAAGGCTTGCACCTGTTGAAGGCGTTGAAGCGCTGTAAACATTGTAAAGTGTTTCAGTAGAAACAGTAAGCGCAACATCTGTAGTTGTAGCAGAAACAATTACAACCGATGTAACTGTATCATTAGTCAAAACATAGATTGTTAACGCTGTGCCATCCCAACCACCTGCAACTGTGTAAATTGAACCTACACTTGCAAGGGCAGCCTGTGCAGCGGCTACAAAACCATTAGCACCACCTGAAGTACCTGTATCAAATGTACCACCAACTGAGAATGGTAAGCCGTTGATTTGAATTGCAATAGCATCAGTAACATCAACTTCAATACCTTCAAATTGCTCAACTTCAACTTCTCTTGAGTAGAACAAAGCGTTACAAGCTACTTCACATGCTTCAGCAGATTCGCAGAACGTTGCATCAGTTGCATTTGGTGCAGCAACAAAACCGCAAGCTGGTTCAATATCGCAATATCCTGTATCAGCGCAAACAACTTGATATTTGAATACATCAAGTACACCATCAAATAAACAGTCGTTAACTGCCCAACATTTAGGCATACCAACTACCGCCCAGTTAGTAGCGAATTGGATGTATAGTTCAATTTCATCATTACACTTAACATATGACATAACAACGTCATGTTCGATGCCTAACCAAGGGTCAACAACAGTAGTACGCATTTGATCTTCAAAGTCATAGGTAAACTGACCTTTGTTCTTTGCGTAAGTTACAAGTTGAAGCGCACCCGGTGCCATTGCGATAATGTCGCTTGTGTTACCTAATGCAGCAGGTAGGTTTGTATCGTAGTAGATAGAACGTGTAATTTCAAGCAAAGATGCATCAAAACCATTATCGTTACCGCTTGCAATAACACGCGCTTTACGGTATTGGTCAAGCAAAGTACCACCGATAAGAATCAATTGCTGTTCAATTTCAGCTTGTTTGCGGTCGCTATCTAAGATAGATTCACCAACAGGATTGATACCTAAACCACTTGAAAGGAACAAAGGCAAAGACTTAGAAGTAACAGCAGGATCAGCACAATCGCACTTAACGAATGAACCAACAAAACCACCGTTAGCTACAACAGTTGCAACTTCTTTACCTAATTTGTTAATGTGGTTTCTAAGAACTTCATTAACATAGCTGTTTTGATAATCGGCGCGGCTTTCTTTGATACAACGAATTAGTTCATCATCAATTTTAATTTTTTGAGAAACTGTTTTGTTAGTAATTTCTACTTCATCATAAAGCGGCTTAACTACATCGCCATCAGTAGGGCAATATTCTAAACTTGTAGCGTTAGATTCAGAAAGACGCGGGAAAAAACGGCGTGCAACTTTGTACACTTTACCGTTACCTTGCTCAACGGCTTGAACGTTGCCAAGTTTTACCTGAGATGCTGACTTATTAGCAGCAGAAACAAGCAATTGCAAAAGACCGATGTTTGGAGATGGCATAGAACGCATGCCGCTGTTATTATTCAGCGATATGTCTATAATTTTCCACGCATCAGCGAGTTTTATAGTTGACATTTATTGTAATTTAATAATATAAAAAATTGTTTTTGTTTTGGCATTTTCCACGCTGCCATGCGTACTTTTTTTTTCTGTGCCGCAGCACCCTATTTTGTGAGAGGTCGTTACTGCAAAGATAAGATGTTTTAAAATAAATAATTTTATAAATTTTTTATAGAATATTTTGCACTAAAAAAGGCAGCCCTTTCGAACTGCCCTGACAAACTTTAAACCAAACTTACAAACTAAATTAAACCATTATCTTGCATGTATTTTAATCGCGCTGGGTGAATACCGCTTTTTGTTTTTTCGTCAATCTCGAAACTTTTTGTTTGCCCGCCGTTACTTTGTTTTTCGAAATTGTATTCAGCTGCAATAATTTCAAATAGCGTTTCATACTTTAGGTTTTCCGTTGGTTTAGATGGATGCTTTACGCGGTTACCATCTTTGTTAACCCATATGTTAGAATCGCCATCAATTTCAAAATCAAAACCGCGCTCACGTATTTCAGCTTCTAAAATGGCGCGCATTTCTTTAGGTGCTAAACGTGCATTTTTTACAGATTCAACTAATGAACCGCGTACCTTATCTATTTGCTGATTTTTAATGTAGCTTTGAAATTTACCTTGTTCTTCTTTAATAGCTTGTTGCATTAGCATTTCTTTTTCATTTAGCTTTGCATTTGCTAATTCAAGTTGTTGGGTTAGCTGTTGTAGTTTTTGTGCATCAGCAGATGTGTATTCTTGCTTTAGCTTTTCAATCATTTCAACTTGGCTATTTTTCAAATCAGAAACAATGGTTTTAAACCTATCTTTTTTATCTATTGCTTCATATTTTTTTAGGTCAATCGCAAAAGCATCAGCAATCTGTTTTTCTGTTTTTGCGTATGCAGCACCAAATAGTTCCGCGCTTTTAGCTTCTTCAATCTGTTTGCCTAAACGTTCCTGTACAGTACGTTCAATTTTAGATACATAACCTGTTACGGCTTCATCTAATGTAATTTCATTTGATTCTAATTTTGAAATTAGTTCGGGTTCAATACCCAATTTTTCTACAAATTTGTCAAGCATTTTCACGTGTGTTTATGTTAAAAAAAAATTTAGTAAAATCTTCAAATGATATACTTAGCGGCAATTCAAAACCGCTTTTTAAAATAACCTTAGTAAACTTTTCGCCATCATCCCATTCTGATTTATAGAAGGTTGCTACTTCATCAAGATCAATATAACAATAATCTTCAAGTTCAAGAACAAATTCAGTTTCTTTATCTGACTTTAGATGTTCATCTATTTGTTTTTTTATTTTTGCCGCTGCTTTGTAGTCTTCAATTTTAACAGCTTCATCAAAATCATTTTGAAGTTCCTCAAGTGTTAGCGGTTCTTCATTGTATTCAAGCTGAATAACAAATTTGTGAAATCTTGGCATATTATCTACGTTTATTTGCGCAGCCGCAGCCGCGTTTAGGGGTTACTGTTCTTTGAATAGGTTGCGCTGGTTCTGATACGTGAATAGTGCCAAGATAGTTATAATTACCTGTTTGCTGTTCAGCGTACCATTGCGCGGGGGTAAATTGGTATTCAGTACCGTTTGTTTTATGCTTTGCTTTTATTACTAACATGCTATAATTCTATTAGTGTAAAGTTAATAAGTTGGTTTGCTTGGAAGATTTTGATAGCTTCGAACCATCGCGCATCAGGAACAACTAAACAACCAGCTGACCAACTATCAACAGCATGACCGATGCCGCCACGGTGAAAGTTGATGCCATACCAACCTTTTGTTTTAACTGCCTTATCTAATTTGCGGTCACGTGTATTATCGCGGAAAATTTCTATTGCACCCGCTTGATAAAAGTAAGGAGCATTTAACCAAAGGTGCTTCCAATCACGCGCAGTAACAAATTTATGTGAGCCGATCACTTGCTGTTCACATGCAACCGCGCTACCTGTAATGCCGCCAACAGTAAGCGGATTAAATACAATAAAATCGCCGGGTGTAGTGCTGCATGGTAAAATCATGTCGGCGATGCGGTTATTAAATCTGATGCAATAATCTGAAAACTTATTATCGAATGTTTGGTCTGTTCTAATCCAAACTAAATCATTTACAGGCTTAACCCATCCTCTTATATTCATTTCCGCATCAATCCATTGCTTAGCACCTGTAAGTGTTAAGGGCCCAACTATGCCATCAATGGTTCCTGTATAATAACCTCGGTCTTTAAGTATTTTTTGAAAGTTTTTCATGTGTTATTTTTTAATATAGTTTTGCGAACGTACCGGGTAAGCGATATGCCTACAATTATAACCGCCGCGATTTTGACAAAAGTTTTCGGGCGTTGTATCGGGTATCATACCAGTACCGTTATTATCTGCCCAATCTATTTCATCTTGCAAATCTTCAAATAAAATCAAACCTAATTTGCCGTTTTTATCTTCTTGTACCCATCGTTCACATTGTGCGCGGCTATCTTTAACAATAGAACCAACGTAAAGCAAAGCATCCATCTTATAAGACTTTCGCACCGCTTCGTTTACTACACCATCATACTGTAATAACGCGTCACGTGATGCCTGTAAACTAATTCTTTTTAAAACGCCTTGCCGCGCTTCAGTTGTTGTTAATTGGCCTGCAATCGAAGTAACAACATCTGTAAGGCTGCTACCTTGGTTAACTGCAATTAGCAATTCATTTTTAAGCGGGTTTATTAGATTTACATTTAAGCCTTGACCTTGCATCGCCGCAATAACATTATTAACAGCATAGCGCTTAAATGGGTTTAAAAAACTTTTTGTTATATCAATGCCGTTTAATTCTTGTTGTGCAAGCTGTGTATTTGCGCCAATTTCATCAAAGTTTTCTAAAAAAGCCGAAACCATTACATTATAACCAGCCTTTTCTAAAAACCTGTTTATAGCAGTTTTAAACGAACTTAAACGCGCTATGTTTTCTTTAGACCTTACTAAATTGCCAGATGTAGTTCTAAACTTATTTATCCAATCAACGACCTGTTTTACAAATTTCGGTTCTACTTTATTAAACCGCTTTTGTAAAATTTCTAATGCTTTATCGTTAATTCGTTCAGGTTTGTTGAAGTCCATTAGTTATTATCTTCGTCGTTATCGTCGTTATTATCTTCATCATTATCTGAATCATCCGAATTATCTGAATTATTAAACTCATCCATATTAACTTCGGGAATTACATTACTTGCAACGGCATCAAACCTTGGCGCTAACTTTGCATCAATAGCGTTTTTAATAGCTGTATAATCATTATTCATAATATCAAAACCTTCATCGTAATACAATTCTGTAACAGCATCAAAAACAAACTGCGCGCTTATTGCATCCTTTTCTGTTATTTGGCCCGATGCTAACAAATTTACGCGTTCATCTACCGTATAAAGATAAGCACTATTATACATTGCGCAAATGGTAGCTATTTGGCGCGCTATTGCATCAGAATTGTAACGGCGATCAACATAGCTAATATAACTTTCGTAACGTATAGCAGTCGGCAAACCTTTTTGCGATAGTGCAAATTCTGCCATCAATTCTGTTTCTGTTTTAAGGTCAAAACTGATAGGCGGGTTAACCATTATCGCACTTTCAGTATCCATAAATACAATGGCCTGAATAATACGCAAAACATCTTTATAACGCGCATAAACATCATCTGATATTTTACCTACTTCTATGTATTCTGGTTCGCGGTCTAATTCTTTAGCCACGCCTGATTGTGCAGCTTTTAAACTGCGATTGATATTTAGTACTTGTTCGGCTTTGCCTAATGCTTCAGAAGCTACTTTGTTAGTTTCTTGAATAGTGCTAACATCAGGCGAATAATAACGTATCGGTTCAACTTGCTGCTTATCATTATCGCCAAACTTTGATGTAGTAGGATTTAAGTTATACGCTGCCAATGGCGTTATGCTTAACGTTTTGCCATGACCGCTACATGTTTTACAAGTTATGCTGTTATCGTAATTATTTGGATCAGGTACGCGGCCCACACCATTACAACTGTTACAATCAACCCCTTCAACAAATTTAATAGGGAAGCATGTCGCAAGCATAACCGATTTGTGCTGATTATCAAAAATAGCAGCATCGTTAAGATAAGGTATTGCAGGGCTAAAATCAGACTTATAAATTTTAAACGTATTGCCATAAGTATCATATTTAGGTACAACGCGACCGCCTAAAGTTACCCACGGCATTATACCGCTATTGTGTTCATAAATAACCTCAAACATTGTTTTATCACCATAGGCGCGGGCCTGTGCGTAAAACATATCGGTAACAATGTGATAGTATAGCGGATTTTCAATACCTAATGTAGCATATTTGTTTTTTGATATGCCTTTATATATTAGAAGTCTGTATTCAGAGTCGTTAAAAACAATCCTATCAGACTGAATTACTTTCATATCTACATTAACGCGCACGTTATCGGTTTCAATACCTTCTCCTTTAGGTTCGATAAGTAAAACGGCGTTCGGATCAAGTACGCGGTTTGGAATAAAAACAGAAAATACAAAAGACTGTAAAGTATTTTCGCCAAACTTTTCATTTTCGGCAAATTGCTGCATGTCCATATTTTCAAACCTAACAGAATGTTTAGCTGAACTTAACAGCCTATGCAATTCGGTTATTGCCTTAACCAATGGCGATTCTGTTTTAGGCTGATATGTATTTTTACGATAGTTTAATATCTGTTCATCTTCATTTGGAAATGCTTTATC